ACCCGTGTCCACATTTCGTAGGCTTAGCGGCCAATCTATGGCATCTAGGATGGCATTGACGCGAGCGCCTGAGAGTTGTCCGGCAGGTGCGCCTGTGACTGTGCTTATGGCTGAACCAGCAAGCAGTTTGAAGCCGTCTACGCAGCGAAGGGTTACAGTAGACAAATCCTCGTTGCCTTGTCTAAAGCCTGTGTCATATTTTTGAATAAATCCTGAGTAAAGGTAATAGTCAACGCCTAAGTAAGTTGCGTAGATAATGATTTGACGCAGCGGCACAAGATTGGGGTAATAAGCCCCAGCCGTGTTCATGGGATTCCAGTCGCCGTTTTGATCGTACAAAACCACATCCGCCGTGCCAGCTTCAAACTTAGACGTAATGCGATTGCGCCCACGCCGTATGCCTACACGGGTTACCAAGTCTGTTATCTCAACGGGTAGCGTGCCTGAGCCTAAGCGATTTGTGCCTAGTATGCCTTTAGTTGCTGAATCCAAAATAAGCGGGTTAGTTTCAAAAGCGGTGTCGCTATCGAAATCAACAAAGACACGGACTTGGGGTGCAGCCATTAAATCGCAACGCTATCTATCAAAGTATTTTGTCCACGCCGTTGCATCTCATATTGGATATTTGTAATCGTTTCGGCTAGGTCGCCTTCACTTATGACTGAACCTTCAACTGTAATGTCAATGTTTGTAATTATGTTGCCTAAAGATTCAGCAAGCAACGAATCAGCAAGCATAAGTTCTGCATCTGCTAAAGCCGCAAGTGCGTCTGCGTGCTCGTTAACTGCGGCAACAGTACCAGGATCGCCTTTTGCGTACGCGTCCCACACATCACTTGGCAATGTGCCACTTGTCGGCATATTTTGATTTTGTCCAGCCAAAACTCCATTGATAAAAACGTTATTGGCATTGACATCCATACGCTCTAATCTAGTAACAGTCATTGCCGTTTGATCTAGTTTCAAACCTTTTTCAGCAAACAGGGTTTCAATAGGGATTTTAATGTTAAGAGTTTTCAACAATTCTTGTATTCGTGCAATTGTGCCCGGCCAATCAGCAAACGGATCACCAACCATTGTGTCCAGCGAATCTAGCAGGTTAGCCAACTCAGCGGCAGCGGCTTCAGCCTTGATTAACTGACCTTCAAGAATGATTGCACGCTTTACATCTTCATCTAGGATTGCTTGCATTAACTCCAAGCGCAACTTCTCTACTTCGGTAATTTGACCGCCTAGCGCGGCTGCAAGTTGAATGCGTTCAAGATCAAAGCGCTTAGAAAGTTCACCAAGAATGCCATCTTCTTTTTTCTTTTTGTTCAGGGCTTCTTGAGCCTTTACTTGCTTCTTGGTCAACGCCAATAATTCTTTAGCACGCTTAGCGGCTTCGGCTTCGGCTTTCCTGCGTGCTGCTTCAATCTTGTTCTGTGAATCAAGTGAACCGCTAATAGTCATAGGCGTACTAAATGGCTTGGGCTTAGCCTTGCCTAGATTTTGCACATAACCAATTGCGCTTCCAAATGGATTAAACGGATCTATGCTCTTGATTAAATCAATAACTGTTGCGCCGTATGTCCGCACATCCTTAAACGCCGCTACAAGTTCAGCAACCCCGCGCGTGGTATTAGCAACCACATCGCCAAATCTTTCCATTGCAGTTGTTGTACCGCCGATGCCCTCATCTCCACCTAATATCTGGAAAGCGTCTAGCAGACCTTTGCCAATCGTTTCCTGCATATTGTCAAAAGCAATTTTAAGCAATGACATTTTGCCGGCATAGGTATCTAGGTTTGCTAGATTCTGACCTGCAAACTGATCGTTAAGTCGTTTTTGTATTTCTTCAAACGACATTGTGCTAAGCTCGGTTTGAGATAGACCTAGATTATATTTACGCAAGCCACGCGTGTTACCTACAAAAGCAGCACTTAAATCCTGTGCCACAGTTGTTAAACTTTGACCGCTGCCGATACTTACGTCAAGTGCTGTGCTGAGTAATTGCTGTGACTTGGCAACGCTTCCAGTTGTTGTTATAAGAGCTTGGAAAGCAGGTCTAAGATCTGAATCGCTAACACCGCTAGCGGTTTCTAAATCCGTTATAAATTGACGAATACGAGCATCTTCAAACCCAAGACCAAGATTTGAAACTGTCTTGCTTAGACGTGAAGCCGCAGCCTCATCGTCCATAAATGCCTTGACTGAAGCTCTACCAAAAGCGGTTATCTGTTGAGCTGAAAATACAGTTAAAAATGTTTTAGCAAGCGACTTGAACGAGCGCTCTAAACCTGTTGTAGCCTTTTCAGCATCCTTAAAACCCTTTTTCTGAAACTCACCATAAATGCGTACTTTAATATCGCTCATGCGGCTAGCTCCCACTTCGACTGCTTCATGTTTTCATAGAATTTAACACGGGTAGTTTCTAGGGCTTTCATAATCGCATCTAAGGCTTTGCCCTGATTTCTGTCATAGGCAGCATAAAGCAAACGACCACGCGTTTTGCGATCACCGGGCTTGTAAGTTCTCAAATGACCAACGTGTTCATTGAGTCGCTCAATCATCATCATACCGGCGTTTGGGTTGTTTGATAGTGAGTCTTTAGACGTGCGCACGCTAATTTGTCTACGGCTAAAGCGCTTGTCAATTGTTACCATGTGGCTTGTTGGTCTGCCGTAAGGATGTACGCGACCTGCGGTTTCAATAATGCCACCAGCAGGATTTTTGTTAAACAATGTTGCCAAACTGACAAAACCTGACCGCGATCTTTTTGCACCTAGCGAATAAGTTAAACCTTTTCTAATCAAAGACGCGTTATATATTGGAAATGCCTGTGTCGGGTCATTAGCCCAGTTGTTGTCGCCACCGAAAACTTGTGCCGGGACGTGCGCTCTTGCATCTGCAATAATGGGCTTGAGTGCGGCACGGATTTGTTTGTCCAGTTCCTTTTTTAGCTCAGGCTCGTATTTTTTAAGGGCTTTTCTAAACCCTACGACCCCTTCGACTACGACTGGCATTTTCTCTTTCTTTCGCCTGTTGCTTTAGAACCTCGTAAAAGGCTTTAAGCAAATCCTGATCCATGTTAATAAATTCACTAGGCGCGATTCCTGTATGAATGCTCAGCTGAGCAATTCGATAAGTAAAAGAATCGCGCGTTAGCCATTTGGGGAATCGTCTGCCACCACATCTACGGCAGCGAGCGTATCCAGAAATGCAGCACCAAACGGCTTAACGTCCGGTGCATCTGCGCGGCGTAGACATTCCCAAGCAAGCCAATAAATATGCTCTTGCTTTTCATCTTCACGAAAGGCTTTATGAAAACCTTTGCGAAACTGCTGCTCAAAAGCATATTCGACAGCGGGAGTAATCTGGTGAGTAGATTTTGTCCCGTCAGCCCTTGTCACTATTAACTTTGCCATTGCCCATTTCTCCTAATTTAGAATGTACCTGAAGCGTTTACAGTTAACTTTGAGTTAAGTGTAAAGGTAATGTCTTGAGTTGCCATGTCGCCTACGCCGCCGTTGATTGGGGTTAGGTTGTTGACAAGAATATCGAACTCATAAACAGGGTTTGTTGCATCAACAGCTGTTCCTTTTTGCTGAATAGCTTTGCACGCGACAGTTGTGCCGAATGCGCTATTGAGTGTTTGTAGAACGCTTGTCGCTGCTCCATCATTCAAGAATGAAACTGTGAGCGTACCGGCTTCCAAGCCTTTAACAAACTTGTGTGCGGTGTCGCCCATTGCGGTTACTTCTAGTTCATCCGCTGCATAGTTCAGCGTTACTGAAGTTACATGGTCGCTAAGATCAACAGCGTTAATCTTTAGACCAACCTTGTTATTTAAGAAAATAGCCATTTAGGTTATTCCTCGTCTTTCTTAGCGGTTGCGGGTTTTGGTGCGCTTGGAGCTACTTGACCAATCTTAGCCAAGAAAGCCTCGCGCTCTTTGTCATTATCAGCCATTTTTTAGCTCCAATCGGATAGAACGCTGATTGATACTTCACCGGACAATAGATCGCCTACTGTGCCAGTCAAGACTGCGGGTGCACTAAATGTCCCTATTGTATATGCAATAGATGACGCTTCTAGCTTATTCACAATGTTAAGGTAAAAATCTTCAATGTTTGTC